TACACCTTCATAAGATTTATTAATTCTGTATGGATTTGTGCTACCATCTAAATCATCACCAGAGGCTGGTGTTATATCTGCATGGGTATTAGAGGCAAAGGTTCTATCAGATATAAATCTTATTATTCTGTTTGTGCTACTACTTGCAGAAGGTAATGTATATACTGCTGTGCCAGAGCCTCCACTCCAAGTAAGTTTTATTAAATGTGCATTTGTATAAGTAGATCCACTTAAATCTACTGCCTCACTTGCACTTGTTGTTTTAGACACTACTATTAGTTTATTTGTAATATCTGCTACTGTAGTTTTTTTAGTGGTGGTGGTTTGTACTAATGGTATCTGCTCAGCACCTGTTAAGGTACTAGCAGTAGTTAATTCACTAATTTTTTTATCTGCCATTATTGAAATAATTTGTGTGTGTTTTCTTGTACTATTGGCTCTCTATCTTCTGTATACAAAATAAAGTTTGTTTTTGTAATATTACCTATGCCTTGTGCTTGGAAACTACCATCACAGCACTTTCTAGAGTATGTACCATCTGGGCACAGACATGCCCTTTTATCATCTTTAGGGCTTGGTGCTTTTTCATTGTATCCTCTCATTTAGGTGCTTTAGGGTGTTTAGCTGGTAGTAGATCAAAATCACCAGTGTACTTTTTGTTTTCTGGTCTACCATTTTTTACTAAGTATAAAAAGGCATTTACTCTTGCAAAAGCCCATTGGCTTGGGTTGTTTACTCTTGGGCTATGTGATACATTAAATGCACCTAAACCTCTTTGGAATACTGCTTTTAGTTTACCAACTGTTACACCATATCCTAGTTTATCTTTATATCTTTCATTAAAATCATCTGATTTTTTTTGTAAAGTTGCCTCATCCTCTTTGGATACTTTTGCACCTCTACTTGTAGAAGCATCACCTTTTGCTGTACCCTCTCCTTTGGGATTTGGGTTTGGTGTATCTGATTTTGGTGCTTTAGGTGATTTTTTTACACCACCTCTTTTACCTATCTCTGCAAGATCTTGTGATAATGGTACACACTTATGTTTTTGGTAATCTTTCTTATACCCTTTTGGGCATTTATATTTTTCAAATTCTTCTGCTGTAAGCTTATGTTCTTTACAAGGCATATACCAAGTTTTACCTTTATACTCATGCTCATGAAAATCTTCACACCCTATATCTTTTGCAGCCTCTATAGCCATCTCTTTTGTAGAGTAAGCTAATCTATCATCTATAATTGCAAGTGTATCATCTATAATTTCAGATTTTAAACTAAGCATATCTAAACTTTTTAATTTAGATTCTGCATATCTTAAACCAGATTTACCACCCCACAATAAATAAGATATTGTACCACATGCTTCATTATCTGAAGGATCATAATACTCCTCTGCTCTTGATAAATAGCTGTACATTCTTTTTATAGTTTCTACACTTATAGGTTTGCCTTGTGCTAATTGCTGGGCTCTAATCTTACCCACTGATGTAGCACACTTATTGTTAACTTTTTCATTTAGTTCTATGCCTCTTTTGGCATTGTTCTTTACAGCATCTGGGTAATCTCTATAGCTTTCCATTTCTATAGTAGTACCCTTTTTATATCTTTTATCTTTTTTAATTATAGCTTTTATTTCTGAAAGTAAGTATTCTGCCTCTTCTTCATTCCACTCTGCCAACTTGTTTGGTTCATTAGGCCTTTCTAACTTATCTGCAAAATACCCCTCAATACTAAAACCTTTTACCTTACCAGTTTTAACATAATTTTGCCATACATCATCATTCATCACTTTCATTGAAAGCATCCATGTACCTTTTGGCATATCCATACCATAAGCAGCACTCTTATCTTTCTTGGGATCTTCTACTAACCAAGATTCAACTGCCACCAACCCACTAAGTGCTTTGCCATGTTCTAAGGTGGATTTATTATAGTTGCCTTTTATGAAAAATAACTCACTTGCCTTTCTTACCGTATCTCTAGAGAAATAAATGTAATAATCTTTATCTTCATTTTTTCTGTAAATAGGTTTGTTAGGAATGAGAGCAGCACCCATTAAAATACGCTTCTCTTTGTTCACTTCTGCAAATCTTACCTCATGGGTTTTCAATGCTATAAAGTCTTCTTCAATTGCAGGGTTTTCTACTATGGATACTGCTTCAATTCCAGAAACATCATCATTTTCATCAATAAAAAGTTCTATAATGTCCATACTTATACAATAAAATATTTATGTTTTTGTTACCCTATAGAGGCTTCTTGTGTTATATTTCTATCCAATTCTTGTTGGTTTGATATTTCATTACTTACAACAAATGCTTTAATAGGTTGCTTTTCATTTTGCCCTATTGCTTCTGCAAGTTGATTTTCTGGTGCTGCACCTACTACATTAAATGTGGGTGCTTGGGTTGCTCCACCACCTGCAGAAACACCTACTCCACCTCCACCACTTGATGCACCTCTTACTGCAGATCTAACTGCACTAATTATACCCGCAGCTTGTGCTGCATATCCTATAAGTAATGGTATGTTTTGTGGGAAACCTATTTTAGCAGTTTGCGCTGTTCCTTCCGCTACCGCAACTGTACTTCTTGCAGCAGCTTGTGCAGAGAATGTAATAGTTCTACCTACCTCTTGTATTAATTCTTGTGCTATAATAGCCTGTTTTGCTAACAGGGCTGCTTTTCCAACTTTGCTTTCTGCTCCTGCTATTGCTATGATATTATCTAATGAACTTTGCCTTGCTGCATCTAACTTTTCTTGGTTTTCAAGTTGCTGTTTTAATAAATCTTCATCTAGCTTTTGTTTTGCAAAATTAATTATTTGTACTCCTTCTGCTGTAGCTTTTTCTGTTTCTATCTCTTGTACTCCACTTGCTTGTATTGTATTTACAGTTTCTACTTTTTCTCTTTTTACTACATCTACTTTACCATCTCTTATTCTTTTTTGCTCTGCAGCTTCTAATGCTAGTAACTCTGTTTCTTTTTTAAATATATCTTCTTTCTCAGCATTACTATCTCTTAGTTGTTGCAACTCTGCTTCTATAAGTTGTTTCCTAAGATTAAATATTTTTTCAGCTTCTGCTCCTGCTGCTTGGGCAATGGCTATTTCTCTTTCTAGTTCTTGTATAGTACCATTAACAGCTTCTTTTGTTGCTATAGCTGCTCTTTCTGCTTCATCTGGTAGAATACCTAAAAACTCTAGTACTGGCCTTGCAGCATCAAATAAATTATTAAAAGTTGTTTTTACTGCATCTATTGCCTTACCAATAAAGGGTACATTGTTTGCAAACCTTTTTACCGCTTTGGTAATATCTTCCCAATTAGCAACAATAGCACCAAGGGCAATGGCAAATGCTCCAATACCAGTAGCCACCAATGCTGTTTTTGTTGTAGATCCAAACAACTTAGTAGCAATACCTGATTTCTTTGCAGCTTGTGCTACTTGCCCAAAACCTTCTGAAACATCTTTTATACCCAAACCTACTGCAATAGCAGAAGCAGCTTTTTCTTCAAACTCTCCAAATGCCTCAGATTCTATTCCTAGTGTACCAAGTGTGCCCACTACTGCAGAAAGAGATCCACCAAAAACTTTTGCAGCACCATCTGCAGCCTGTATTTTATCATCAAGATTAAAACCCTCTATCTCATTGTTTATGGTTTCTATCTCTTTTGTTAGAAGTTGAGATTTTTTTGCTGCTTCTTTAAAGGCATCTGAATTTCTATCAAGATCTTTTAATTCTTGATTTACATCCTCTAGCATTTCTTCTAATTGCCCTAGAGATTTAGAATTTACATCTATTTCTACTGTTTTCTTGATAGCCATAATTCTCTCTTGTTTTGTGTGTAGGCCTCCTTAATACTTTGTGGTGCTTTGTTTTTACCTAAAGCAATAAAAGTATAATGCCCTATTTTATCTTGATGCTTTGCTATTTCTAGCATATCTAATATGTTATTTATCATGTGGTGGTTATTTCTTCTATTTCACTCAAAGCATCTGCCTCATTATAATTTACACTTGTATTTGTTCTAGCATAAAACCTAAAGTAATATGTGGTACTAGAACTTGCACTATTGTTTTTGTAAGATGCTGTAAATGGTACTGCAGGCCTTTTAAAATTACTTTCAGTTGGATAGTTTATTTGTGTTACCCCAGAAACTGCTGCAATATCATCTACATCTGTACCCTCTAAATCTGCTGAGGTAGTGCTAAACAAGAAACCATAGGCATCTAAATTATCTGCAGTTGCTATCTTACCTAGTGTTTTAACCTGGTATCCTATTTTAAATGTAGATGAACTTACTTCTCTTACTAGCATATCTGCTTTGTAATCTGTAGTATCTGCTTTTATTTCACTACTATCTACTGTAACATAAGGATCAAATAAAGTAGGTGCAGTAACTGTAGATGGTTGCCCTTCTTGTGTAACATCTGGTTCATTCTTTTCTGCATCTGTACCACCATTAGAATCTTTAATAATTCTAAATCCTTCATCAAACCTATCACCAGAACAATCTGCCCTCATTAAAACAGTATCTGCAGTGCTTGTTTCATCATCCGCAGTAGTACATGAGCCTGCTGTAATTATCTCATCTTCTCTAAATATGGTATCTGTAATAATGTTTTTACCTACTACATCTCTAGTATTTACAAGTTCTAGGGTGGTAAGTAATCTTTGGTAATCTGTGCTAAGGGTATTTATTTTATATAACTTATCTGTGATAAGTATTTTATCATTTAACTTAATATTGAGTAGTATTCTATGTGGTAGATAGGCTTTTGTTTTTGTTATCCTTCTATGCTTATCAAATATCTCTTTAATGTAGTTTTGATAAAATTGCTTAAATAAAGTATTATTAAAAGGTTGGTTACTAAACTCATTTCTTTCTGCATTAAAATTAATATTTGCAGAATCTTCTAAATCATCACCTAACTCTCTAGAGTTACTAGGCATATAAACGTTTGTACCCTGTGCTATTGTGGTGGTGCTAGAATCAAAGTTTATAATTTTAATTTCTTTCTTTATTGGGTGTGATACTGCATAAAATAGTAGAGGTTCACCTATTGCTGGATCTTGTTTTTCATCCACACTCCACCCTATTTGTATATCTACTGCAGAATCATCATCAATATCTATTAACCTTTCAAACTTCATATGCTCAAAAGGTATTTCTACAGTGTAATCTGATCCAAATCTATTATCACCTAGGCCAAGTTCTGTATTAGAATTTAAACTACCCCATTCTTGGTTGAATATGTTTTTGTGATATTTAGATAGAAATGTTTCATTCCCTTTGTATTTAAAATCTATTTTTCTATATGGAACTACTGAATCAATACTTATTGTATCCTTATCTAGGTACTGGGTTATATCATATATTTTATCACTAGCAGCAAAGAACTGATCTAAGGTTTGTACTTTAATATCACCATTATCATCTTGGAAGGCTGTAAGATTAAACAACTTAAATAACCCAGTAAGAAAATCTAATATGGTAATATCTGGCATTTGTGAAGCTGCATATATTTTAGTTTCACTACCAGTAGTTATTGTGCTTTCATATTCTACTCTTCTGAAACCTCCTATAGTTGCTTTTCTTCTTACATCTACCACTAATCTAAATTGTACAGATACAGTAGATCTAATTGCAAATGTATAACTACCAGCAGGTAATAATAAATCCCTATCTACTACTGCTTTGTTATCTGTTTGTGTTAATTCATAACTTTTAAACTCTTGCCCATCTTTATATATAACAATTGTGAAAGGTTGACTACTAGAGGTAAATACAGTCAAATCTGCTAATCTATCTCTTTCTGCTCTTGTTTCTTTTTGATCTGGTGTAGGTGTTACAAAAGTATTACCAGATTCTAACAATAATACAGAGGTATTTAAACCCCTCTCTACTGTATCTCTTTTGGTTGCTGTATTTGTAAATACAAAATTAGTGAAGAATGTATCCGCATCTTGATCTTCAAACAATCCACCAGATTTGGTGTGTAACCACATATACAAATCATAGTAAGGTAAATTAGTAGTATTAAAGAAGTCATCTGTGAATCTTATCCTTCTACCCTCTGTATTATAAGAGGCCTCAATTGCTTTTACAATTGCATGTATTCTAATTGCTGGTTTTAATTGTGCTAAATCTAAACCACCATTTGTTACATTGGCCAAGTTTGTTTTGGTAGCATCTTCTGTATATCCACTATCTGAATCAAAAATAATTCTTTTACTGTGGGATATTAATGGAAACACTACAGCATCTTCTATATTTGTTACTACTGCACCAGTGTTATCTTTATCTAGTATTTCTATTTCTTGATCAAAACCATCTTTTAAATAAGAAACTACATTAGCTGAGGTGTAATCAAAGTTAAATTTATCAATAAGCAAACTAAGAGTAGATAATTTTGCATCCCTAAAAATATCTTTCAGTATTACTCCACTACCATAGAAAGTTACTCTATATGTAAATGCTCTGTTATCTTTTGTAGTAGCACCTTCTAGTTTTAAATAACCCTCTTTATAAAGTTCATAATTCAAATATAGTTTAGCAGGGTATCTCTTTTTTGCATCAAAACCATCTATATAGTAATTATGGAAGTGTTTAAATATCTTGTTATTTTTTTGTGAAGCTGGTACATTAAAAGTCCTACTATAATCAGAGAATATTTTACTAATATCTTTTATATCCTGCAAAGATTGAGTATAGGTTACAGTTTCATTATCATATAACTCTACCTCCTCATAGGCATCTATTTCATTATCTAATATGTATAACTGTAAGTTTATCATCTTACATTGTTAATTTTGTTAAATGCAAATTCAAAATCCACTGTATAATTTGCTAACCTATCATTTAGGCTAGTCTTTAATTGTAGGTTTTTGCTTTTAGGTATAATAGGTAGTGTTTGGCCATCCCATCTTATAAATACTTTCTCAGATAAAAACAATTCCTCAATAGCACTATTGAAATTTTCATTTACAAATCCTGTGTTTAAACTTATGGTTGTTCTAGCATTTGTGTTATATCTTTCTCTTTGGCCTCTATATGTATCATAGGTAACACCACTACTTTCAAATATATTTCTCTTAAACGTTTCATCTGTAACAGTAAAACTTTCTGTAGTTTTTTTGAAGAAATAAATATCTTGAAATGCACCAAACTTATTTACAAAAGTTACTTTATAAGGTGTAAACTTTGGTTCACATACATTGTAAACTGTAATGGTTTTTAGTAGGGTTGAATCATCTGTATCATATACTTGGATAGTAGAACTATCTGCAGGAATGGTTACATATTGTATTTTTTGATTTGTGTTTCCACTATCTGTTATTTCTGTATCTACAGAATCAATAGTTACTTTTCCTACACCCTCTGCAAATATTGGTAATTTTCCTGCTGTACCCTCTGGGAGGTATAAGGTGTTAGTGGTTAAAAGAGCATGCCTTGCTAACTCTGGATTTGTACCCTCCTCAAAATATCCAAACCCATCTAAAGCTAAATAAGTATTTGATGAAGGGCTACCATAAGTAAACTCTACATCATCCTCATCTCTTATTGTGGCATCTGTTCTAACCCATACAGCATAACTTACATAATCATCATTAAATTCTATATTGATAAAATCTCTTACAAGTTCTGCTATTTCAAAATTTATCTTGGTTTCTCCTGCAATTAGAGTTTTATTTAAAGTGTATTTTTTATCTGTATCTGTATAACCAGTAGATAAACCAGTGTACACATAAATATCTAAAACTATATTATTAAATGCCATTATCCTATTTTATATAATCTTTCTGTTACCCAATCTTTTCTGTAAACTGCAGTTACAACACCTTGTGCTCCTTGAAATACTAAAACTATTTCTGTATCTGTTTCTGCAGGCCTAGAGGTTTTTGAAACAAACATATGATACCCATTAGCGGCATTAAATGTGCTACAGTTAACCAAAATTCTTTCACCTACCATATCCTCAAAATCTGAAACTCTAGATTTAAAAACAATACCCCCTGCACCTATTGCTTTGTGGTTTTTTTCAAAAAACTCATCATAAGGTTTAGGTATGCTATAAATTATTCTACCTTGTCTATTTCTAACTGGGTACAATATTCTACCGCCAAAAAATGAGTATTGCCAATCAGAGCATGCACCTGTATCTAATATTGAAGGTGGTTGCTTTAATGTTTCTGTACAAGTAATTGTGTTACCAGAATTTGTAAAGCCAGTAGGCACTGTAACGGTGTAATCTACACTCCTATTTGTTTTAGTTGTAACAGAAGGAAATGTAGTAGGTGTGAAGCTATTAATGGTTAGTAAAAAGTTTGGATCTGATTTACCAAGAGGTGCTTGATGCCATTGGGCAATTCCTGCAGTTACATTACCATTGGTTAAAATTGCTTGATCATCAAAATCTACATCATCACAAGTAAATGTAGGCACTACAGTATTTGATCTTTGGGTGTATGTTTTATTACATTCTATAGTGTTACCAGTATTTGAATACCCATCTGGTACTGTTATATCATAAAAAAGTGTAACACTTATATCAGATCCAGTATTATTGGCAGCTATGCTAGTTACAGAAGCACCTCCGCTTGTTTCTTTTGTTGCTGTTATCTCACCTATAGAAGATGGTTTTGTAAGTGTACCATCTGAGGCAACATTACCACCTAATAGATTTGCTGCAGTACAATCAAATGCAGCCACAACTGAAACTACCACTGTTATTTTTTGTGCTGCTGTACACCCTGTGATATTATCTATTCTTTCTACATATATATCAAAACTACCAGCAGTGTTTTTAGAAGTTATTGTAATTGTTTCTGCTGTTTGGTTTATGCTAGTATCTAGGTATTCTTGATGGGTGTTTCTAACAATATCTGTAAAATCACTTGTAGTGCCTGTAAACTTACTTGAGTAATCTACATCTACACTATTACCACCTACATTTAATGCTTGGTTTGATATTGTGCTAGATGGTGAAACAACTGCAGGGCATGATACTGGTTTAGCTTCTTGAGTTGCCTCTACAGAACAATGTATTGCATCACCAGCATTAGAAAAACCCTCTGGTGCTTCTATTGTGTAGGTTACAGTTCTTAGTGTATCTGAACTAACCTCATCAAACTTACCATTATTAAAATCACCAGCTGTGGAGGTATAATCTTTAATTGCACCAAAATCTAAATTAGGTTCTGAGATAACTCCACTATCATCTACTAGAAAACCTTGTGGGTTTGCATATGCACAAGAAAACTCTGGTAATGGTTTTACTGGCTCTGAATAGCTTAGGTAATATGGGCTTCTTACATTTATTTTTGTACTCATTATCTTAATCTTTTTTCATCCAAAGAAAAGGCCAGCAGATCCTCTACATCTAAACCAAACTTTTCTACCAACTCATTTGGTAACTTTTTAAAATATTTCTCAAAGGGTTTAGTAAAAAACAAACTAGGTTTTATACCTTTTTTATATACACTTCTTGCTAATATATACCCCATTGTTTTATAACTACCAAACTTCCCACTTTTTAACCTAGGTTGTAATTTTCTAAATCTTGCCCATTCTATAAAAGGTTTAGCTGGTGGTATTTTATCTCTATAAGAGTAAGGTGTATTGTATTTTTTTTCTGTTCCACTTACACCCTTATCTTGATATAGGCCATACTCCTCCATAAAAAAACTCATCTGAAAGCTATTCTGTGATACCTTCACCTCACCATCTATACTTTCATATAGTTTCTTAGTAACTCTTTTTCTTTTTTTAGATAGGTTACTTTTAGATTCTCTTATAACCTTGTTTTTAAACTCCTCTAAAAATTCTTTTGTTTGTTCTAGGTTCAGCATATTGTCATATCATTTGGAACTATTACATCAAAAGTTGCAGCCCAGCCTGCTAATTTGTTTTCAAACCTATCTACAAAAGGCTCACAAGTAACATCACCCTCTACTTGGTATTTATCTCTATACAGATCACCTCTTTGTAAAAGTGCTATTAATCTATTCTGTATTGCTAGTTGGGTATTTAAAACATCTTGCTCATTATTGTTACCTACAAAATTATCTGTAACCTCCTCTTTGCTTTCATCTACAATATCCATAGATAGCACACTTATATTATAAGCAACTGTATTTTCTCCTACTACAGCATTATTTACAATTATATGAGATAGTGGGAATATGGTTTGTTTGTTTAAATCAATATCATCTAAGCTACCATAAGTAACAGTATTTACAAAAGGCTCTGCTTTTAGAGTATCCTTTATTTTTTTTGTTAAATCATAAAAACTGTTCATTTCTTATATTTTTGTAATTGTAACTTTTCTAACTCTAGTTTTTCTTTTTCAAATACCAAGTATATTAAACACTTGTGTATATTTAATCTTGTGATGTCATCAAATTTGGTAACATCTCCTTTAGCAAGTCCATAGATAGATTGATACCAACCCCATTTCCTTCCAAAGTTTGCAAAACTGCTGTATTCATCTGGTTGGGTGCTTCCTTCTCCAAATAATTCAGGATACTCTCTAGTAACTCCTTGTTTAAATGATAAAAAAAAACCATTGCACCCATCACTACATCCAAAGGCATTTTCTTCATTATCTCAGCATCTTCACTACCAGTGTATTCTTGTATTAAGTACTTACCTTTTTTATTGTAAGTGGTAGGCCTATATAAAACTGCCATTGCTTTGTGCATGTACTTCCAATCTGTAAGGGTTTCATCTAAATCTACAAATTCTCCTAAACTCATTTCAGAAAGATTTGGTATAAAACCATACTCTACATCATTCATTGTAAAGGTGGGTATCAGTTTTGGTTTCTCCGCAAATATTTTATCAATATCCTGCAGTACTTCCTTAACACTAGATACTTTTATTTTAGCAATATCTTTTAATTCAAGGTTGCAAAATATCTCTACAGTTTTGTGCATTAGAAAGTTTGAATCTTGATTCTCCTCTGTATTGATTTTATCAAACCTTTGGTACTGCTCTAAAGTAATTTCAGATAAGGATTCTGGTACTGTAATTTCTAATCTCATATAATAACAATAACTTTATTTGAAATATGTATAAAAAGAAAAGGCCACATCTCTGCAGCCTTCCCCAAACATAAATCAAAATGAAAAAAACACTAACTAACTATCCCTATTGTAGTAGTATAAATATAAATCATTTATCCTTTGATACATTGCTTCATTTTCTTTTTTATTTTTTTGGCTCCATATAATATTACCAGTTTGTTTAAAACCTTTGTAATCTACTTGTATTGCCAATCTTGGTGGTTTTTCTGGATTTGCTTCTTTCCAAATTATAGGATATATCTTTATATCATTATCCAAACACCAAGCCATGCTAGGATCTCTATAGTTCATAAAGAAAAATCATTAAATACATAAAAGCATACATCATTACCCAAGAGGTAATAACCATAGATAAAGCTAAGCCTAATATTTTAAGAACATTCTTTCTGTTCTGCTTAGAGGTTGCTCTTTTAATTAAGTAGTACGTTGTACTAAAATCATCATTTCTCATAATTGTTAAATTTAAAGTTATTCAAATATACTAACATTTTATTAATAAAAAAAATATTGCCCTTTAGTAGGGTTTTGTAGCTGATCAGTAAAAACATACCTAGCAGCATCAATGCAGTCTGGATGCACCCCTGATGGTTTTTGCAAGGTGTTACCATCTTTATCTTTTGCCCATACATACCCTTGCAGCTCTCTTTTTAAGTTTCTACTTCTTGCTGTTATATATATTTCATTTTGGTTTATAAGGTTTATACCATATACTACAGAATCTCTACCCTTACTTACTGGGAATACATTGTGGCCATATCCTACCAACTCTGCTATAGATTTAGGTTCTGCAGAATCTGCTATAATGTTTTCTATAATATTGTTTGCTTCTAGGTATCTACTTATATCTCTATTTAGCATTCCTTTCTTATAAAGAACCTCATCAAATATATAGGCATTGTTCCATTTGTATAGGCCTATTAAAGTAGTAGGATCTACGCTGTACCCAAAATCCATACCATAGGATAATAATCTTGCCTCTTCTGGTATCTTATCTATTTCTTTCCAATCTGGAATACATGCACCAGAAAGTGTACCCTGTAAACCCAATCCATATACATTCCACCAGTTTTCCCAATAGGTTGAGGTTTTAGCTTTCTCTTTTGCCTTTTCTATTTCCTTTACTATACTAGGTGCTAGTGCATCATTATCTTTGTAGGTAAGAGTTAGATAATCTACATCTGGTTGGCCTATTACTTCTTTATCTACCCAAAAGGTATGGCTAGGGTTGTAATCTAACCAAATAGATTCAGACGTTCTAATAGATAATTCACTGTAACTAGAAAAAGAAATATTAGAACACTCATTGATAAATAAATCAGATCTTCTAGATCCCCTGAGTTTTTCTGGTTGATCAGTACTAAAAAATTCAATATAGCTGCCATTTTTAAAAGTGTATTTAAGGGTACTTCTATTAAACTGATCTTCTTTGTATCTGTTTAGTGATTTAAGTATATTAATAAAATCCTTCATAGCACCCCTCCTAATAGAAGGTATGGATTCAGCTACTATACTTATTTCTTTACCCCTGTTAATTATTGCATCATTAATTAATATAAGAAGTATGCAGATAGTTTTGCCTGCAGAAGTCCCCCCGCGCACCACCTTGGTTCTTTGGGTGAGTTCTTGTAGTTTGTAAAATGCTTTGGTTTTTTTTAACTGCATATATAATGCAGAGTAGGGTTAAAGTTTTCCCTATTCTACAAATAAAGGCAACTCCTCAGAAATACTAATATCTTTAGTTTCTCTAGGTTTGCCATATCTATAATCATGGAATAATTTTAAGTGTGGGAATGATCCCCTCTCTATTCCTTTTTTCAATTCTGCAAAAGCTAAATCATCTAGAGGAGATAATCTTTCTAT